CGCGTCTCGCACCGCTCTACGATATTGCCAGCACGCTGCCTTACGACTTCGACTTCAAGAAGCTCCGCCTGGCGATGAAGATCGGGGGCAAATATCTCCTCGACGATATCTCGCTGCGGCATTGGAACAAGCTGGCGTCATCGGTTCGACTCGATGAGGAGCAGGTACGCACGAAATGCCTCGACCTCGCCGAGCGGCTTCCCGACGCACTGGCCGACGTCATCAAGGCGGCTCGGGCCGACGGGCTCGACAACGCGGTGCTGCAGCGGCTTTCCGATGCCCTTACCTCAAGAGCCGCCAATTGCCGGAAGATTCTCATGACGGCGCCGACGGCCGAAGCCGATTGATGATCCCGCTTACGAAACCCGCAGATCGGCGTCGCGTACAAGCCCAATGACATGGCGGCGCGAGCGCTTACCGGGAACCCGACGCCCATTGAGCCGCCATGCGATGACGCAGAGCGCGTAGAGCCAGTGCTCGTTGGCGGCGGCCCGCGCCAGACCGACCTTCCAGCAGATCGTCTTCCACCGCTCGCCGCCGGCGCGCAGCCAGACGATCTTCGCATCGATGGGATCGAGACCGATGGTCCAGCTCAACGTCTCCTCCATCCGCGTGATGGCGGCCGGCTGCGGCCAGGGGCGTCGCATCTTGGGCGGCTCCTGGCCGACCAGATCGCTGAACTCGTCGACCATGCGCGGCCAGGTGTTGAAATAGCCGCGCACCTTCACCTCGGGCAGCCGCTTCAAGACATCCGCTGCCTCCGCCAGGCGCTCCTCGACAAGGCTCGGGGTCCACTTCACTTCATGCATGTCGTCACCTCCGTCAGCAGGGCGGCATAGCCAGCGACGTCGAGTGCGCTGTCGAAATGCCGGGGATTGTCGGTGAGCCGGGCGAGCTTCAGGTCGATCATGCAAAGTGCGACCTGCGCTGCCGTCATGGGATAGCCGAGGGTCAGCGTCCAGCGCTTGGCGATGCGCTCGAACAGGACCGATGCCGGGCCGTAGTCGTCGCCACGTTCGCCGACGACGATAGCCGCCTGTTTGAAGAATGCGTCCGCCTTCATCGACCTGCCTCCACCTCGCGGATCGCCCAGTCGAGCAGCGCCAGCGCATCGGCTTCGTTGTCGTCGGCCGGCGAGAACCCAAGCGCCCGCATCGCGGCGATCACCGCCTCCTTGGGCGAATTGCCTTTACCGGTCGCCGAGCGCTTGATGGTGCCGACCGGGACGCCGCGATAGGGCACGCCCTGGTGCTCGCACCACGCGGTCAGATGGGCGACGAAGCCGCCATAGACATGGGCGGCACCCGTGCCGGCGTGACGGCGGACCTCCTCGAAGAACACGGTCTGGATCGAGCCCACCGTGCGCACCATGCCATCGAGCCAGCTGCGGAAGCGCAGCCACGCCATGCCGCCGCCCTCGAAGCGGCCGGGCCGGAACTCGACTGTACCGCTCGTGATGGCGCCATCGGGCAACCGCACCGCCCAGCCGAGGGTCGAGCCGAGGTCGAGGGCCAGCAGCACGGGCAGGCCGGCCTCGGGGCTCCTGACAGATCTGACAGATGAAACGGTTTGCACCGTTATCGTGCGCGCACGCGCGCGCGTGACGTCTATAAGGGGTCGATCTGTCAGATCTGTCAGGCGGGTATTTTTGCGCGTTTGCAGGGGCTGCATCGTAGTCAGAACTCCATGTCGGTGGTGGATCGACTTGCGGCCTTGAGCGCAATGCCGCGAAATCCCCTCTGGGTACTCACGGGCTCGCGCCATTTCTCGAAGCCACGGGTGGTCAAGTTTTCCGAGAAGCGCCGGATCGAGCCGACATATTCGCCGGCTGCCTCCGCCCACACCTTCCAGGCGCCGTAGAGCGTGGCGACCAGTTCTGTACAGCCCGGGCCGGTGACGCAGGCATCCGCCATCCACCGCCCGATGGCGTCCTCGTCGTCGAAATATTCGTCGGTCGCCGCTTGCACCGCCGCCGGCGGCTTCAACCCGATGCGCTGCCATTCAAGACAGCCCTCGATCGCCCAAGCGAGGATGCCGTTGCGCTCGGCCAGCAGCCGGTCGGTGAGCGTCTTGTCGCGCTTGGCCGGCGGAATGGTCACGGTGAACGGCACCATGTGAAAGCGCCGCCGCATGGCCTCGTCGATGTTGCGGATGGCGGGCTTATGGTTGCCGGCGATGACGAGCTTGAACTGCGGCATGAACTCGAAGAAATCCTGCCGCATGAAGCGCGCCTTGATCGGATCGCTGCCGGTCATGAGCTTCAATTTGCTCTCGGCCCAGCGGCGCCCCTGCTCGGTCTCGACGGCGGAAACGAAACGCGCACCGCGAAGCCCCGCGAGATCGGTCGGATGCCGCTCGCCGGTCGTGGCCATGAACATGTCCATGGGCGCTGTCGTCGCGTAGTCGCCATGGATGGCGGCGACCACGTTGCAGAAGACCGACTTGCCGTTGGCGCCGGTCCCATAGAGGAAGAACAGCGCGTGCTCGATCGTGAGCCCGGTCAGCGAATAGCCGACCATGCGCTTCAGATAAGCCTGCAGCTCGGCGTCGTTGTTGGTGACGGTCGCCAGGAACTCCTTCCACGTGGGGCAATCGCCCTCGGGGGTAGCACCGGAGATCCGGGTCATCCGATCCGCCCGATCGTGATCGCGCCGTGCGCCCGAGCGCAGATCGACGATCCCGCCCGGCGTGTTGAGCGCCCAAGGGTTGCGATCCCACTCCTCGGCCGTCGCGGCATGCCGCCGATCCGCCCGGGCCAGCCGCTCGACCGCCGCCACCGTGGCAGCACTGGCAAGCTTCGCCGCGAGGCGTGCGCGCGTGCAGCGTCCTGCCGCCTCCCGGCACACCAGCCGGGAGAGGTGCAGGCCCATCAACGTGGTCTCATGACGCCAGTAAGTACCGGTCCAGACGAGCCATTGCCCCCAGGCCGCCACGAACCGCCAGTCCTCGCCGTATCGGCGCGTGAACTCGAGGGCGAGCGCATCCTCGGTGAATTGCGGCGGCGGAGCTTCATCGTCGGGACCGCCGTCGCCGGGAACGTCGCCTGGGGTTCCGGGCGCTCCGCCACCGCGCTCGGCGTCACGCTTCCACAGCCGCTCGGCTTCATGCTGGAGCTTGTCGAGGGGCCAAGGCGGATCGATCCTGGCTTCGTTGTAGGCGACGATCTCGTCCCACGCCTGCGCCGGGGTGACATGCCCCTCGCGGCAACGCCGGATCCAATAGCCGATGACCCGAGACAGCGCGTCGAAGCGGGTCGTGCCGTCCACGCCGCCCTCGCGGATCCGGCGCCCGAACAATTCCGGGACCGCCCCTTTCCCGGCGCTCGCGTCGTTGAAATCGAACTCGGAAATCGCCTCGCCTTCGAGCGGCGGCATGGCCATCACCGCTTCGGCCAGATCGCGCAGATCGAACTCGATGTCGGTCCGCTTGAGGATTTCGACGGCGCGCCTGACGCCGCCCTTGGCATGCACCGAGCCCGCAACACGGATCGGCTGGTGCGCGGAGCGAAATGACGGATCGCCGCCAACCTTGACCGCGATCGCGTGGCGCAGGCGGCAGACCTTGGCGATCTCCTCGCCCTCGGCGGGCTCGGTCAGCCGCCAGTAGAGATGGAGCTTGCGCTGGCCTTCCGGGGTGATGCCGCCGGATGCGACTTCGAGCGTCGGCGCGCCGAGATGCCGCAGCAGGTGATCGCGCTTGGCCGCAATGTCCCCATGATCGAGATCGACCAGCACCACTTGGGTCTGGACGATGTCCTCGGCTTTCGCCTCGCCGGGGGCAGCGACGGTGCCGGGCACGACGAAGAGCGCCATGCCGGCCTCGTTTGCCCAGCCCGCTTGAACGGCGAGCTTGGACGCCAGCTCCTTATCGGCCACGACGAAAGGCGTGTGCGGCGGCCGGTCGTTCGCCCCCTTTTCGGCAAGTGCGCGAACTGCGACCCAGCCATCGCAATAGCCGAACACGACTTCGACATAGGCGGCGATGCTGACCGCGTCCGGGGCGACAGGCAGCGGGACGGTTTCCTGCGCCATCATGCCCAGCACCGCCGCTTCCAGGCACAGAAGGCGCACTCGAAATGGCCCGGCTCAGCAGCGATGCGCGGCAGCCATTCGCCTGCGTCGCATGCTTGAAGAATGCGCACCGCCTTGTCGCTGCAGGCCTGCGCGATAGCGCCGTCGAAAGGCACTAATTCGTGCCAGAGCTCGCTCGTGTCCTTGTTGATCGCGGTGAACAGGGCCGGCGCATCGGTCAGCCCCATATAGGCCTGATAGAGCGCGATCTGGGCGGCGTAGACGGGCTTTGCTGCAACGACGCCGCGCTTGACGATCTCGCGCCAGTTCTTGGCGTTCGCCGTCTTGCACTCCCAAAGTGCGGGCAGCGCCATGTCGATCGCGGCGGCGACGATGACGCCGTCGATGTGACCTTGCACGCGCCCACCGGCGACCGAGAAACCGAACTGATCGCCGGCGCGATCTCGGGTTCGCAAGTCGAGCCCGGCCTTGCGCAGCCATTCGACCGCCAGGTCCTCAAGGCTGTGGCCCACCGCGAAGATGCGCAGGCTCTGCCCGCTGAAGCGACCATCTGGATCACGCGGCAGGCAGAGAAACTCATACTGCAAGCGGCGCGCGCAAGGATCGCCCAGACGCGAGCCGCCAAGATAGGAGCGCGGCACACGGTCCTCGTTCTCGGTCACGAGTGCCCCGTCGATCCGCTCATTGAGCGTGTCCGCGAAAGTCGGCGCCTTGGGCCGATGATTGAAGTCGAGAGCGTCGTCCATCAGAAGGGAATCTCCGAGGCGTCAGTCTTGGCGGTCGCACGCAGGGCGTCCTGGAAGCCGCCGATCGCGCATTCGATCAGCGTCAACACCTGCTGCTCGGTCAGTTCATTGAGCCGCGCCGACCAGCCGATCTCGGCCATGATCTCGGCAACTGGTTTCATGGCAGCGCGCATCGCCGCCTGTTCCTGTTCGGTGAGGTCAACCACGGCCGATGACCTCCGCGCCAAGTGCGACCAGAAGCCTTGGCACGCCATCGAGCAGAACCAGACCGAGGGGCGCGGCTGCTTCGAGCGCACCGGGTCGAACCATCCAAAACCACGGGTCGGTCGTCGGCAAACCGCGCAGACCGCGCCACGCGGATGCCACAGCCTCAGTCGCTGTTGCGCGGACATGGGGGACGATCCCTTGCGTCATGCCGCCCTCCCGAGACTGGCCCGGAAGACCGCCGCCTTGATGGCGTCCCGGCTCCACAGGAAGTTCAGGTGGCAGTTGGCGGCGTATTTCGAGAGGCCGAAGTCGAGCGATGCGTCCGGATACCCCGACCTGCGCAGCAGCTCCTGTTGCTTGAGGCTGGCCGGTTGCGAGAGCCAGCCCCGGCTCTTGCTGGCGGCATCGGTGCTTTCGACCTGGCGGAGAAAATCATCGGCCGCCGCCAGGACCTGCGGGCGGTCGCCGACCGCGAGGTGCCGAAGCCGTCCTTGCCGCGGGCGCCCGACCGCATGCCAGTGCGTGCCATCGAAGAACACGCCGGACCAGGCATCGAAGCCGCTGGCGATCAGCGCGTGATCGTCGCCGAACAGGTCGCACCAGCGGAACGGCGAGCGGTGCAAGAGATCGATCTCGGTGAGGTCGAAGCTGTGGAGAACCCGCTTCTCGCGAGGCTGCCGTGCCCAGACGTGACCGCAGAAGGGACAGATCGACGTGCCGAGCGGCAGTTCCGCGTCGCATTCGGGGCAGGTCTTGTAAGGGGCCGCACCCGGCTCCGGCTCTTCGACATCGAGCCGCACTTCCTGCTCGATCGAGCCGTGGCGCTGTGCGGCACCCGCGAAGTCGAGCACGATGCAATCGGTCTTGATGATACCGGGAAAGCGCTCGGGATCGACTTTGCGCAACCCCCGCCCGACCGCCTGAATGAAGGTGCCCTTGTGCAGCATCGGCCGCAAGATCGCGATGCAGCCGACCGGCTGACTGTCGAAGCCCTCGGTCAACACCATGCAATTGGTGAGCACCTGGACCTCGCCGCGATCGAAGCGGGCAATGATTTCGGCGCGGTCGCGTGTGGCCATCTCGCCGGTGATGGTTCCGGCCGTGATGCCAGCCGCCCGGAACGCGGCTGCGACCGACTCCGCGTGCTCGATGGTGGCGCAGAAGGCGATGGTCCGCCGATCTGCAGCCCTGGCCTTCCAATGCTCGACCACCGTGTCGTTGAGCACGGAGTGATTGAGCACGCGGGCGGCGGCGTTCATGTCGAAGTCGCCGATCGATGACTGGATCTCGGAGAGCGCGTCGCCGACGCCGAGATCGATGGTGAACGTGCGCGGGGGCACCAGGATGCCCTGTTCGATCAGGGTGCCGATCGACAGCTGGAAGCCGACATTGCTGAAGGTCTTGCGCAGGCTGCGCCCATCGCCACGCTCGGGCGTCGCCGACAGGCCCAGGAGCTTCACGCCGGGGTTCAGCGATCGTGCGTGCCCGATGATGTTCTGGTAGCTGTCGGCAGCGGCCCGGTGGCATTCGTCGATGACGAGATGCGAGACGGCACCCATGCGGTTACGGCGATTGGCGCGCGCCAGGGTCTGGACGCTGCCGAAAACCACACGACCAGACCAATCGTCCCGTTCCGCCTTGACGATGCTGCCAGGCAACCCCGTGACCGCGCTGATCGTCCCCCGGTTCTGCTCGATCAGCTCATCGGTGTGCTGCAGGACCAGAAAGCGGTCATCGGGGCGCTGCTTCGCCTCTTCGCCGATGAAGAAGCCGGCGATGGCGGTCTTGCCGGAGCCGGTCGGCAACACGAGAACCGTGTTGCCGTGCGCGGCGGTCTTGGTGCGGGCGGCGGCAACCGCCTCCTTCTGATAGTCCCTCGGGATCATGGCCGGCCTCCATCAGCGCGCCCAGAAGGGCGCATTGCCGACGGGCGGCGGGGTGGCGGCCGTGTTGCCGGCCCACGAGGGCGAGGGCGCGCCCGTGGGCGCCATAGTCGTGGGTGCCGGGGCAGAAGGCGCCCCACCCATGAGATGCGCGTAGTCGGCGTGCTCCGCCGCAATGGCGGCGGCGATGACGTTGCGCCCCTCGTCGCTCGGGTTGTTGCGGTCCTTGTCGATGCCGACCTTGGCCACGAACTCGAGACCGTTTAGATCGCCGAAGCCCCGGATGGTACGGGCGACGCGCGCACGCTCGGACTGATCGTCGCTGCGCGCACCACGGGCGGATTCGAGGATGCCCCGGATCAGCGCACGCCCACGATTGGCATAGACGTCCTCGCCGCGATCGTTGACGCCCTTCCCCTTCACGCCGATGCGCGTGTAGATGCGACGGCGCGCATGCGGTCCTTCGAGAACCACCGCCTCGGTGTTGAGGTAAAGCGCGTCGCTGGTCTTGCTCTGCGTGAGCCAGCCCTCGGGGCCAGCACCACCCGGACGGATGGTGATTCGCACCTTGAGAAGCGTGTTGTTCGGGATGTTCGCCAGAGCCGCGTCCTGCGTCTCAGCGCCGTTGAAATCGATCGTGTTGGCCGTGGACATGGCTCAGGCTCCTTTAATCGCGTCAGTGGAATTGGGCGTGGGATTGGAAATGGCGTCGGCGGCAGCGGGGCGACCGAACTCCAGGCGTGCGGGCGGCGGATCGCCGAGCGGGCGACGGATTTTCTCCATCAGCCGGCCGAGATGCGGCTCCTCGATCGCGTCGAGCCGCCCCGAGCGATCCTTCGCCGGATAGCCGAACGGGTTCAGCGTCTGGCAGATGAATGCACGGTAGGGCTTGCCGTCCTCGGTTTTGAGTTCGGCCATCGTGACGACTTCATCGACGATGCCCGGCAATTCGAGACCGGTCTTGGCGCCCTCGATCTGCAGCGTGAAATACGGCCGATTGAAATCGTCGAGACGCTTGTCGAGGATGCCGACCAGCCAGACGTTCTTGCCCGGCGTGTGCTGCAGATGCGTGAGCCAGGCGATCATCTC